CTTGGGGGCCAATCCGAGCAATTCAGGGTTCTTCTCCCGGATTTCCCGATACTGCGTGGGCGTGAGCTTCCGCACGTCGATCTTGCCGCCTTGACCCGGCATGAGGCCGCCGGTGGCCGAACTCGATCCGATCCCCGAAACAACGTTGGACCGGAAGAGGTTGCCCCATTGCTCGGGCATCTCCTTCATGCGCTTCACGGCCTCCTCGGGCGAACGGTTCATAATCACTTGCTCGTTGGTCGTCGCATCCACGTCGGGCATGTCCACCACTGGCTTGTACTTGCCGGTGGGCTTGCCACTCTTTTCGTCCATGACCTCGATCACCCGTGTCCAGGGCCGCAGTTGAGTGACGACCTGCGCGGGGTTGAACGCCTCATGCTTCACGGCGGCGTCTTGCAGAGAGCGCTCGATCGTGGAATCCCGGAACAGGGCCTCCCACACCTGGGCCTTCTTCGCGCTCTCCTCGACTTTCGCCTGGTATTGCTCTTCCAATTGCCGCTTCTCCAAGGTCAACTGCTGCTCTTTCGTGCGCAACTGACCGGCGATGGCGTCCAGGTTCTCCTTCAACGTCTGGCGCTCCTGCTCCGTCAAGCTCTTGCTCTTGGCCAGTTCGTTGAGCTGCGACTCCATCTTCTGCAACTGGATCTGGTGCTTGCGGCGGTCCTCCGCCAGGAACCGGTTCAGGTCTTCCTGGGTGAATCGCGTCTCGCCGCCTGCAGCAGCCGCACCCGCAGCCGCGCCAGCAGTTGCGCCCGCCCCCGCAGCGGCACCCGCGCCCGCACCTGCGCCGGTCGCGGCACCGTCACCAGCGCCGCCCTCACCCTCGAAACACGACACCCAGGGACGAGACAAATACAGAGATCGGAACATGCGACACATCCTTACGCCCGAAAGAGAAATCACAGAACATCCGCCTACTTCGGTCTCAGCGGGTCTGTCCCGGCGAAAGTGCCGGTGAAAGGGAGCCAGGACACTCGCCTAGCTCATTCGTGACAAATGGAAGGCGTCCGAGTCGCGCAGGAACGGCATCAAGAGCCGCCAGGCGACAGAACTCGGCACCATGTTGATGATGTGCTCAATGGGCAGTTGTGCCCGCTCGTAAGTCGTCTTGACCGTGCCGTAGCCCATCGCGCTGATGGCCAGGTTCTCCAATTCCAGTTCGGGGTCTTTGCCGTCCAAGAGGGCATAGGCGATTTCGTACTCGGCGATGCGGATGGCCTCGGGCGCCTCCGTGTCCGTGCCACGGGGAAACTCCAAGGGCTGACTCGCCTCGGCGGCCTGGATGACCGTTGGGTCCACGCCAGATGCATCTAGGTCCGATGTGCCGCAGACCGTATAAACGGCCGCCTTGACCCCTTTGTAGTTCAGCGCGTCGATGATCCCTCGGGCGGCGATCAACGCCTTTTCGCGGTCTGAGTCGGAAGCGGCACTCCAGGCAACTTCGTGGAGCCGGTAGGAAAAGTAGTTCGTCGCCTCGGAGATCCGCTCGGCTGGCGTGTCGCCGTCTTGCTTGCCGTAGTAATCGAAATTGAGCGCCATTGCCCACTCCCTAGCAAGCGATCCACGAGTATCCCTGTCCCGCCGCACCGCCGACCAGGTAGACCTTGTTCAACTGGTCCACGTAGATCGGCGGGCTGATCTGACCGGCCGAGAGGATGAAGCCGTCACCGACGTTGGCTACCGTGGTTCCAATCAAGATGATGCCCGTGTTGGCCCCGTTCGCCCGGACGACCACGTACTTATTGACCTCGCCGCCCACGTCTTGGCCCGGCGCAGCGATGGCCACCGAGACCGCCGCGCCGCCGGCCTGAGGAACCGCCACGGCCACGGCATGGCCGGTGCCCGCCAGGTCCACGTCGGTTGCGACAATCGTCGCCACGGGCTGCCCGGCCAGGGCACCCTTGAACTCCACGGTCCAGGGGCCACCGGCATCGCCGGTGACAGCCACGTTGCCGGCTCCTACGGCGACTAGCGCCTCCAAAGCGGCTTGAACGTCCGCAGCGGCGGCGTTGTACGCAAGGTTCACTGTCGTCTCTGCACCCAGCGAGAGGGTGAAGTGGCCGCCCGTGGCCGCGGTAACGGTCACGGTCTGCTGTGCATCGGCGGCGGTCAGCTTGCTCGCATCGCCGACCATCGCCGGCTGCGGCTGGCCGCCCTGGGCGTTCTTGAAGCTCACTGTCCACGGGCCACCAGCACTGCCCGACACGGCGACGTTGCCGCTGCCGACCACCGCCCCCAAGGCCGCCTGCACGTCCGCCGCCGCGGCATTGAAGGCGATCGCGGCCGTCACCCCGCCGGCCAGGGCGAGGGTGAAAGTCCCGGCGCTGGCCGCCACCGTCACGGTCTGTTGGGCGTCCCCGCAGCCCAGCCGCACTACGTCGGTGCCGACCGTGCCGCTGCCGGTGCGAAAACCCGGCTGAGATTCACGCACAACCTTAACGATTAGCATGGGTCATTCTCCCGTAAAGCGGCCGTTGCCGCGCACTGGCGGGACCGTAGTGCTCTTGAGGTCGGTGTTGCGACTGGCCGCCTTCTCTTCCGCCCCGGCATTGGGATCGGCGGACAGGTCCGGGACGCCCCGCGCCGCCGGGTCGCTGCCGCCCTTGCTGCCGACCGCGCCTTGGCTTTCCGCAATCAGCTTCAGCCGTTCGGCGTGGTCCGTGCGGGCCGCCAGGTACTCGTCGTCGTCGAAGCCCAGGGCCACGGAACCCGTCTTCTCGCCGACCAGTCCCGCTTGGGCCGCCAGGATGATCGTCTGCGGGTCGCCGTTGGTGTAATGGGCGTTGTCGATCTCCTCGTTGATCGCGGCCAAGTCGTCCACGCTGACCTTCCCGCCCAGGAGTGCCTGAACGATCCCCTTCGATAGTTCGCGTTTGACCTTGCGGCCCGGGACCGAATTCATCAGCTTCGTCAGATCGGTCGCCTCCTTGATCCGGTCGGCATCAGTCTTGAGCGAATAGCGATCCGGGTACTTGATCGTGGCAACTTCGCGTTTCGAGACGACCCGCTCTTCGTAAGCGGCCCAGTGCTCGCAAAGCTGCCGCTCGGCGCTTTCCAGCAACAGGCCGATGTAGCTCAGGCCCGCTTCGAGGCCCTGATTGTCCATGACCTTCGACTCGGCCGAGGCTCGCACCGCCAGGCTCGACACGGCCAGGTTGACCAGTTCGCGGATGTCCCCCTTGAGTCGCTCCTGCAATTCCAGGCTCGCCCGTAGCGGTTCGGCGGACGGGTTGATGAAGGACGGCGGGTTCATTCCCTTGTCGTAGGACCGGCCGTGGGTCGCGCCGACCTGGATGTCCGTCTCGGCCGCGCCCTGGCCGCCCGTTGTGGCCGTGCCGTCCGCCGTGGCCGCGTGCTTCAGGTGGGCACCCACCGCTCGCAAGTCCTTCTGTTCGATGTAGAAGGGAAAGTTGCTCCGCAGAGCGTAGCTCACATCGCTCGAACCCAGGTTGAGCAGGGCTATTTGGTGGCCGCACACGTCTTTAATCAGGCTGTTGCCGATGTCCAACATCACGAACGGGATGCGGGTCAGTTCCAACTCGACGGCCCCGGCCGGGTTCCCTTGCTGATCGACCGGCGAGCCGGTAATGTCATAGAACTGCAAGTTGACCTTGCCAGTGTCCGGGTTGATCCACAGATAGCGATACCGCTGCACCTGCACGGTCGGCAGGAAGTAGCTCTGATCGAACTGCATCACCGTGTCCCGAAGCAGGACCGCTTGGAACTCGCTCGGCTCTTCTGGCTTCGAGCAGGTCCAGCTCAGGATGTCTTCGATGTCGTACCGATAGAGGTAGGGCGCGACGTTGCCGGTGTTAGCGAGGGTCGCAGTTCGCGGGACCAATGGGGCATCGACAAAGACGCCCACCCGGCCCATGACAAGCAACTCAGTCAAGACCTTCACGCCGACGAAGGCATTCATCGTAGCCCCACGCCGATCCACGCCGAGGTTCAGGCCGTTGACGGCGTACTGATACGTCTTGCTGCCGCCCTTGCGGGTGATGTCCCGCATCCGCTGATAGATGGCGTTGCGGATGTCGTTGATGGCCGCTCCCGCGAACCTGGGAACCGGCGTCACCTGCTGGCGGGCGTTGAACTCCAACTGGTCTTCCCGCCCGGAAAACTTCTCCAGGTAGATTTGACGAAACTCGTCGCCGCCGTCGTATGTCAAACGCCACTTGCGCCAATCGGTCATCCCCGACAAGTAGCCGGGATGGCGTGAATCGACCAGATTGATGACTGCACTGTCAGGCATGACTGGTCCTTCTCACGTCACTTTTCCGATGTTCTCGCCGCCGGACGAGATGGGTGCCAGCGACAGGCCGATGTCGGCGTAGCACAGCGAATGTGCAAAGTGGTCGGCCCCCGTGTTCACGTACTCGGCCGCCAGATTGCCCATTTCATCCTTCTTGTAGGTGCGAACCAGGTTTTTTATGTGCTCGCGGTAGGTCAGCGAAATGTCGCGCGGCAATAGGATGCGAGGCGGATTGGCCTTGAAGCGACCGAGAGTACACGAGAGCCAGTTCGTCCTATCTACCGTGGCGAAGGGCGCGCCCGTCTCTTCCTCGCTGAGCGTCACTTCTTTGGCCGTTTTTCCCCGCCGGTAGCGCGTCAACCACACGTAGCCGTGAAACTTCTTGGCGAAGCGGCGGGCATCGTTGGTAAACGGGTCCGCGTCCACCACGCAGGCCAAGACCTGCCACTCCCGCATCAACTCGTCCAGATACCCCCATTCCTCGCCGGAGAACTTGCCGAACCACAGTAGCTTTCCGATGGCCGCCGCATTGATGTCGGTGCCGGGGTGCCTGTCGAACAGCCAGTCCACCACGGAAATGTAGCCAGTCTTGCCCTGGTCCACGCCCATCGTTATCAGGCGGTCGCCGCCGATCTGCGGCCGGGCGTCATTGATCGAGTGCCTTTTGATGCAGGCTTCGATCATCGCGTCCGTGACCTGGGCACCCTCGCCGATGAACGGCACGCCCAGCTTGCTGCAATGGAACTCGGTGTTCGCCGCCTCGTCGCCCAGCCCGCGATGGTAGGCGATGACCAATTCGCCCGCCGTCACGGTGGACGAGTAAAGCTGATTGATGTAAAAGCCCCGCGACTCCTCGGCCGAGACGTTTGGCTCCGTCACCTGCCACTTGCCGCCGGCCAGGAATTCCGGCTTGGCCTCCTGCTCTAACTTGTGCTTGCACTCCTTGCACTTGAGGAACGATTCCTTGCAGCGTGGGTCATTGACCGATTCGCCGATGATCTCTACACAGTCCGGCCAAACCAACTCCGTCCATCGGCCGCAATGCGGACACTGAAACTGGAAGTGCTCTTGGGTGCTGGTCAGGTAGAGCTTGTGGATGCCGTACTTGGGCACGGTCGGCGTCGAGATCGCCAGGATGTGCTTCTCGACCTGGCCCGACAACCGCTCCAAGGCGAGCCACACCGCATGGGTGTCCATTTCATCCAACTCGTCCAAGACCAACTCGGACACTGGGATGGACTTCAGGTTGCTGTCGCCGCGACTGCCTCGAATGTAAAGGACGTTCCTGCCGGTCGATTTCAGCCCCACGGTGTTCGTATCGACGAACAAGTTCTTCAGGTAGGGGCTGAGCTTCAGGGCGGTGGCGAAGCGGGCCTTGGAGAAATCGCTCGCATTCAAGGTCGTGGGCAGGACGTAAAGCACGTCCCGCTTCGACTGGTCGAGCGTGAAGAAGGCCCGGTTGATCCCCGTCTCGGTGACGCCCAACTGGGCGGCCTTCATCGCAATCGTCCACGCCGCGTGGCTGTCGTGAATCTCGCGGCACCAAGGATGCCGGGAAAAACCATACGGCCCGTTAAAGGGTGCCCCCATCACCCGCCGATGTTCAGCCCATCGACTGCGAGATCGAAGGTTGTTGCTGCGTAGCCCCTCTCTGAAGAACGCCCGCAATTCATCGACAAAATCCATTGTGGCGTCACAGGTAGTTCAATGAGGTTGCGTCTCAGGTTCGCGTAGGTCAGCGGCAAGTGCGGCTCGCTGGTTGCTTCGGCGTTCGGCCTGGCGCAACCTCATGTTTCGTT